ATTCTTGGCTTCTTGGGTGTTTTCCAATAGATGCCGCAAGTGCTAAATGTTCAAATGGATCAATTTCTGAATTTGAAGCAATGTTTTTAATAGCATTCTGCACATGCTCGCTCTGCTCACTCAATGGTTTATCCCAATCCAACAGGTGATCAGGATGCGCGTTGATGGCGACCTCGTACATGTGGCCGGGGCTTTTCATTTTTCTAACGGCGTCTGAAGCACCAACTTGGTTATTGTAAATTTCTTGTGCGGCTTTTTTGCCTCTTTCGTTATGTATCCATTCTTTATCTAATGAAGATTTAATGTCATCCAACCAATTATCAAATCCTTTTCCATGAAAATTGTTTTGACTAAATTGGAATGCAAGCATACTGGCGGCATCATTAGAAAGATTACCATGCGTTTTAGCGATATCTTGTAATCCATCAATATTTCTTATTACAGAATTTTTATACCCTTCTGCCACAGGTTCCGCTTCAGCAAAATACAACCCATGCCCATATGCCTGTGCGCCCTCACCCGTGCCAATCTTGGACGTGTCAAACTGTTCAAAGTCATGTGGGGTGCCGTGGTAGGCGGTAATGGGCGTATCATCAACCATGGCGTGCCCCCGTAAACACAGGTTGTCCATAATCTTCTTCGCGTATATGAACGCCGGGTATTAAACGCGCTGGGTGTATAGCGGGTTCTACAGGGCCACCGTCTGCCTTGGTGATATCTGAGTTTGTTGGATCAAAATGACCATTGTTGCCCGTAGCAGATTTTATTTGTGGTTGATGAAAGGCAACGAAAGATGGAGAACCACGATCTTCATGAGAGTTTATATAAGCCAAACCGTCATGGCCGCGACGGATAAGCTCATCTTTTAACTTGGTATAGACATGAGGTTTTATCCCACCATAAACGGCAAGTCCGCGATGTTCAGATTTGGGGATGCCAATATTGGTTGCTACGCGGCTTAAAAAACCCTGTAATTCTGACTCATTCATGAATGAGCCGTCCTTTTTAACAGGAGGGTTTTTTATTGCGACATGAATAGGCATAACATTGGCGTTTTCAACATTTTCACCAACATTTTGCTTTAAACGATCATGAGCAGCTTTTACAGAACCAAAATGAGCGCCAAGGCCATCCATAAGTTTTGGACCACGGCTTCTTACATTAAATGATTTAATGTTTGGTGCGGTAGTTCCATGATAAAGCACTGGCGGGGTTACGCTTCCTTCCATATGCCGTGCAAGGTTTTCGTCCCGTTGCGGATCACCGTGGGGTATTACATCCTGCTCATGCCAGATTGACCCCTCAACTTTGCCACCTTTTTGGTACGCTAAACGACCACCGCTTGTTTTGGTAATATCAGAATTGGATAGGTTAATTGGTTGTAAAAACTTAGACGAAATATTTTTTATTCCTTTACTGCCAAAATCTACTTTAGCAACATCGGGTTTTGAATCAATAATTTTACCCGTTCCAAATGTTGGGTGATAAACATCACCAGTTAATGGAACAAATTCATCTTTAGAAAAAATACCAATTCTTTTTCCATATTTTTCTGCAGCCCCAATTGATTCATCAATAAATTTTTTTGGATGATCATTTTCTTTTGGATATACATGATGTTCAATTTGATGATGCCTTGGAACCCAAGCGGCATGGTCGCTTACACGAACTGTAAACGGCAATTCAGATTGATCTAAATTAAATTGAGGTTTTACATAATGGCTTATGCCATACGGTGTTTTAGATTTACTTACCGATACAGGAACGCCAAAATGATTTTGCATTGCCTCTGCAATGGCAGAAGAATGGTTTTCAATTAAATTATTTTGATTGCCTATGGAGATTGGTTTTACTTCTTTGGCAAGGTCAATAGGATTATCCATCACTTAGCACCCGTAATAGCAGGGATCACATTACCAAGAAGGTTGCGAACAACCGTTTCGCTCTCAGGATGCACGGCTATGTTTTGCGCTAGATCAACCATTTGGATGCGCTCCTTGGCAAGCATGTCTTCCCGCTTTAATTGATTATCAAACGCATCACGCTTCATATCAGCCGCCAACCCCGCAGCCTTTAACTTGACATCCATCATCTTGGCGTCTGCCAGTTTTTCTTTCAGGATTAACTCAATGCCATCAACTTGCTTTTCATGGTCTGTTTTTTCTTGCGGACCCGCTAGTCCACCCTGTGCCTCATGTTGAGCTTTGGCCATATCTAACTGCACTCGAACCTGATCAACCGCCATCTTGCCCTGTACGGCTTGCGCCTTCGTGTCCGCTTCCTGTTTTTGAATTTGTAGCTTTGCCATTTCTTGCATCATTTGTGGAGGCGGAGCGCCTCGGGCAGAGGCAGGTATCATGAACTGTTCAGGGTTGGACCAACCCACTGCCTGTAGCGCGGCCGTATCAATTGCAATCGGATCATACAAAGACGGGTTCTGCGCCTGTATCTGCTTTAACGCCATAACCTTCATGAGACGCTGGGTCTGCGATGCCGTGTTAGGGTCTGCCTGTGGCACCAGATCAACCTGATCCAATGCACGGAAGAACGTTTGCTCATCCCACTTACGCGCAGGCTTGCGGTTCTTTTGCCAGAATGAATCTGGGTTTTCACGGAAGCACTGTACCAATAACTCAAACTCTTCCGCTTGCGATGCATGCATACGCTTGTGTACCGAATTCAACACCTTGGTGGCTTGGTCAATGAGCGCAATCGTGGTTCCCACAGGGGCGTCTTGCTTGCCTTCGCCTACGGCCTGTTCTGCAGTTCCACCAATACGCATACCCGTCTGGCCAATATTATCAACGAGAGACATGAGACCACCGCCCACATCCTTGTAAGGCAACGGCATTACGGCTTGGCTAATAGGCATACCGCCCGTCTTGACCAATGCTCCACCGCCGGGTGGCACACGGAATATGTTGGTGTTCTGCCTTGCACCTGTGTCGGCATACAAGAAACCGGGGAAGTTTGCGTACATACCAGCGTCAAGCATTTCGCGCCATGCGGCAGTCAGCGCGTTGGTTGTGTTGCCTAGGATGTGCAGGAGACCCAGATCATAAAAGCCCATCCCCGGTACAAATGTGTATTTGACGAAGTTCTGGCGGGGTTCAGGTAGATCTTTAGTATCTTCGTCATAGTTTCTGACAATGGATAAGATTTCTTTTGATGATACATCGATGGTTACTCGGTATGGGATTTCCAAGCCTGTGTCCCTACCATTATGGCGGTGCTCAAATCCCTTGATATTTAATTCACAATAGCACTCATAGATTTCGCGGTCACGATCGTCTGGATTGGTTTGATCTGCTGAGATACCCTGCTGTGCTTTCTTTTCCCGTTGTGCGGCATCCAGTTGGGACATCTTTGGAGCGGACAGGTCTATGTCGCGGTATACGCCAAGGATCTGCATCCGTTTAACGGTTGATGGGCGCATGTAGATACGGTGAGTAATACGCTTGGCGTTGGACAGATCCGTAGCCGCATTGTTAACGATCAGATCATCGGCATCGACGCTTTCGCTAACTGGACGACCGCGTAGGGGACAGAAATATACTTTCTTGAACGCCGTCCCGCCAAAGCCCAACATGAGGAGCATTCGGTCGGTATCAGGGTAATACTCTTTGGCAGTGGCCGTGAGGTAGTGGTTGAGGTCGTTCTCAAGGTCATTGGCAAGCTGGTCGGAGGCAAGGTCAGCATTGTTGTTGTCCTCCCTAATCTTTACGGGTCCATCCGTAGGCAATAGTTCTGACCGAGCATTGGCTTGGAAACGTAGCACTGCCTCGAGCAAGAGCGGGTGCCGAACGCGAGACATACCCTCAACGGGGGCGTTGTCTGCTGCCCCTGCCAAACCGGGGATCTCCACCTTGAGACCAAGAAGTTTAATGCCTTGAGCACGATCGTCTATCCATTCTTTGCGGGAGTCTAGGTCGTCTTGGATGCCCTTGATGAGATCAAAGGATATGGATGTTAGGTCGGCTTGGTCTATTCTATGGACCAGATTGTCAAACCACCCTTCGGTGCCGTCCTCTTCTGCCCTTTGCAAAGGTGACCCGTCCAAGGTGATGGTAATGGCCCCATCGGGGGTCTCAATCGACATAAGGTTGCCGTGCTCGTCATAGCCTTGTTCTGGCCCGTCTTCGACCATTTCTATCTCAATACCGTCAAGATCCTCATGAACAGGTGAAGGATCCGCTGGTAAGCGTAGGTTGGACGGTGCGAGTGGCATGCTTTAGACCCCATATAGTGGCGCAGGCGGTGCGCCTTGGTGAACCCTGATCTGGTCAAGTTCCGCCTGAACCTCGTCAGCCCTTTGAATGAAACCAGTTTTGCGTAAGTATCGCATGGCGTAGGCCACTGTGTCCACTAGGTCGTCATGCTTGGACTTTGGGAACCGCATGCACTGGATAATGACATCGTCGGCCCATGCCTTGTCAGGAGCGTATACGAGGCCTTCTTGGAACAAATGCTGAACAGAATACAGCCGTGCGGTCTTGTCGATGCCCTCGGGATCCACCAGTTGAACGTGGAATTTGCCATTGGAATACAGACGGCGCAGTTCTGACGCTACAGGAATGCCAGCGGCTTTGTTTTCAATGAGGACTTTTTCGATCGGGAACCTGTTGCAAGTCCATGAGATTTTCTCAACCACCCCGGCGAACGATAGCCTTTCTTGCCAAGCGTAGATCAGCATGACCTTCGGGTGGGGCTGTTTGTACGTACGTTCTACGCGGTACGCCTCCCCGGACTTGGCGGCTGACGCCACCGGATCCTCGGAGAACACGCCCCAAACGGTCATAGCGGTAAAGTCGTTCTCGGACTTCTCGCTGAGAGCCGTATCCACGGCCGCAATGATGTGGTCGAAGTCGGGGAACATGTTTTCGTTTTCCCACAACTGCCACATGGAACGCTTGATGATACCGCCATCGTCAGGGGTTGGCTGCTGTTGGAATTGGCCGGACGTGGCAAACGACCCCATGATTTTCTTTTCTCGCTCCACAACGTGGGCGGGGAACCGATCGGGGAATAGCAGTTCGCCTTTTTCTTCTCGAGGGTCTTCAAGGCCTAGCATGGTTGAGGCGGCACGATCGGGATCGTATTCCATAGGCAGCATGATGTGGTCGTAGCCCAGTTGTTCTTCTAGGATTACGCCGGATACGTCCTCTTCGTGGAGGCGCTGCATGATGACGATGATGGCAGACTTGTCAGGGTTGTTGAGACGGGTTGGAATAGCGGTTTTAAATGTTTCAATGGTTGTTCTGCGCTGTTGTTCTGAATTGGCCGAATCAACCGAATGGGGGTCATCGATGATGACGCGATCGCCACGAGCACCAGTCATACCGTCAATGGCGAGGGCTTGGCGAAACCCAGTGGAAGTGTTTTCAAACTTGGTCTTTTGGTTCTGATCACCTGTCAACTTAACGTGGGGCCACATTTCCTGATACCAGTCGGACGCGATAAGGCGGCGCATTTTAGTCGAATCACGAATTGCGTTATTCATGGAGTGGGAAGCGCAGACATACCGCAAATGCGGCATATTCTTCGGCCCCCATTCCCAAGCAGGCCAGAACACGTTTACCAGCAGGGACTTCATTGTGCCGGGCGGGACGTTGATCAACAGGCGGTTGTAGTATCGTTCATCGTCAACCATGACCTCGTCAGTGATGGCCGTCAGGGCTTCGCTAATGAGGTGAATGTGCCAGTTGTCGATAAAGGGTTGTCCCGGCTCTACGACAGGCCATGCGTACTCAATGAACTTGGGAAGGGACCGAAACGATCGTTCGCGTCTAATGTCCAGCAGGGAAGCCTTGGCGTCGATTCTGTCGCCTTTGTGAAGGATGTGAACGGGAGCGTTCATTTAGCCTCAATGGCCGATGCCAAAGCCAATTCCAGTGCTTCCAGCGTATCATCATCGAGTTCGGCTGATTTAATGGTTTTGGTTTCAATTTGAACAGGGCCACCGTCTTTGCCCATTAATTCGTTAATGCGGCGTTCGGCATAATCGTCTCTGAAGCGGGAAGCCACGTTTTTGAGCCAAAGCTGGGCGTTAAAGTCCCGTTTTCCCAAGTTTGTGCGGCCAGTTTCTTCCCACCAGACCTGCGATAATTCTCGTGCGTACGCGAGAGCGGTAGAAAATTCTGGGTGAATCTCTTTCCAATAGTCCAAAGTCGCACGTACAGTTCCACAAGCAACGGCCATTTCAGCGTAAGAGCAGCCTTCTTTGCCCTTTTCGATGACGACATTGCAGTATTCTGGCTTATACGTTGTTGGACGGCCGACTTTTGCCATAAAATCCTCCTAGAACGTCACCAATATAAGCTGAAACGCAGCAAAATGCTATAGCACCAAAGAATATTACAAATAGTGTTAACGTTAGCATTCAAAACTTTCCCATAACCCATTGATCTTTCTACTTAAGGTAATAATAAAATATATAAATATATATATATATATAAATAATAATAATTCTCTCTTATAAATCCCAAAAACAATGTCTGGCTATTCTTATATCTATCACTATTTTATCTCTCTTCTGGACAAATATATCTGTCTCTCTCTGGATAAGTAACTAAGTATAAGTTAAACACGTTTTATTAATTAATATCAATAACTTAGTATGTATTTTTGGGTTTGATATTCATTCCATTGGATATATTTAACCGCGGGATGTCATCAAACCGCAACCATGATATGGTGAAACCCAACTCTCATAACCGAAGGAGGCTAGACCTTGATGGCATCGCTAACGACCGCAACGACCGTTTCTTTTGAATGGACTGCACCGACTTTAACCGTAACCAGCATTGACCGGAGTGAAACCATGTCTTGGAATTATCGCGTAATCTATATCCCAAAGGATGGGGATTCTATTTTTGATGACGACCAGTTCGTGATTCGTGAGGTGTTTTATAACGATGACGACGAAATTGAGTTCTGGACACAAGAAGATGCAAGCCCGTTTGGCGAAACGTTTGAAGAACTGGCAGACGATTTTGATCTGATGCAGGAAGCGTTTGAAAAGCCAATCCTTATGCTGACCAAGGACGAGGACGGCGAAGACACGCTTGTTGAAATCGATGACGAGGACGGCGAGGAAAGCGAAGCTGAAGAGGCTTAACGTAAGTTGGCTCTAACTGGTGTGTGTTCTGGTTAAGCCTAGCGGCAGATTGTCCGTCACTGTTAGACACACTGCTGCCGTACAGTACGGGGGTGCGGTTTAAGACAATGGAGAGTGGAAGCTGCGATCCATAGCCCGTACCTCATAAGACATACTGCCCTCGGAACACTGGGCGTCCGTTAACAAGTTCACACAGTTCCGGGGGCATCATTATACCTTCT